GGTAGTTGTAGTGCTACTACAATGTTAGGTCCTCTATTTTTTTTCCAACCTTCGTATGCCATTCCTAGTTTATCCCAACGATCTTGTGGATATTGAACTGTATGATCTCTAAACCAACCATGTCCATTTAAAAAACCATCTACACCTACTCTATGATACAAGTCTTCTCTAAACATTACTCGTGTTAACAACGAAGTTTCGATGCAAACATATACCTTACAATTTTGTACATAACTATTTCTACAATTATGATGAATGTTATCTCTTGCTTTCCAACTACCAATAAAAATGCCAACATCTGATGTTTTTATTCTTTCATCGTAATTGCATACAACACCGAACCCTTCACCTTTACTTGCGCAAGCCTGTTTTTGACCTTTCCATAAGTCTCTGTCGTCTGGGAGTAGTTTAGATTCTACACCAGTTTGCATACATCTAAGTACCTCACGTTCTCTATTCTTTCCTGCACTCATCATAGCAATTTTAACTTGCATTTAACATTCTCCACGCTGTACCATCTCGAAATTCATCAGTATTATATTGGCAGTATGCTAGATGGTGAGCAAACTTCTCAATTTTTTCTTTTGGCTGGTAAGTTAAATTTTCTATTAAACTTATGTCTTTATCGCAAACAGGATCAGCCGCAGTAGGAGCAAGAGTAATGGCAGGAACTCCGTATAGAACACTTTCTATTGCTGCTACGCTTTGATAAGTAACCAAAGCATGACAATTATCAAGTGCAGCCCAGATAGGATTTTTTAATCTTTCAGGACGTTTTGATTTTTTTCTTACTATAATAGGTCTGTCTGTGTGTCGTTTTATTTCTTTTATTGTATCTTTAATCCAAGATTGTAACCCTATTCCGTAAAATTTACAAGGTTTTTCACTCGGTGGAACTAGTAATATATGTGTTCCTTTTTTCTTACTATATATATTATAGTTTAATTTTTGCCATCTATCATCTGGTCTATCAATTACATCACTATGTTGTAAATTATTTTTTACTATTCTATGCCAATACTTTTTAGTACTTTGTACATAATTTCCCAAGTATCCGCTATCCATATAAAAAAAAGTTCTGCCTTCTATCCAACATTTAAATATTAAATCACGCTTCATTATACTTCTTATTAATATAGGTATATCACCAGGATCATCAGCATAATCCATTAATGGTAAATTAGATCCTTTTGCAAACATGTTGACATATTCGTCATTTAAATTTTTGCTCAAACATATCATTTATAAAAAAACATTCCTGAACGTTTAAAAAACTTTTTACGCATTTTACTTATTCTATGTAGTAACATAGTCCTGTCTTCGTTGTACGTAAACCCGTATTGTTTAAATGCATCAATCCAATACTCTTTGTCTTGCTCGTTTACGTGATGATGACCTCCAGTTCCGGGCGGTGCTGCTGTACAACAAACATAGTTAGCCTTTGCAAAAACTTGCATATAGTTATCCATATATTCTTCATAAACATGTTCTAAAAATTCTACGCTCCAAGCAAGATCAAAAGTCTTGTCTATTTCTGGAGGTCCTATAGTAAAATCATGCAAGAGGGATGTATCTGTAGTTTGGCATACCCTTGGATCTCCGTCTATTCCAAACCAATCTATTTTTAATTCTGCAGCATCTTCTGCTACAGCTCCAGGGCCGCAGCCTATATCTACCATACTTTTAATTTTTAACTGTTGTTTTAGATGTTTTAATACAGGATAGTCTCTACAAGTATGACCTTGATGTCCTCCTAAATGTTTCGGTATAATCATACATGTCTCCCGATAGTGTTAATTAGTAATATTTTCATTCATCATCTCATGGAGCTCAGTTTTCCATTCGTAATGATATTCACAATTACGATAATTTTCAAACCACGGGCCGCCTTCAGTGTAGTGTAACAGTTTGGGCTTGCCGTCTTCTGGTTGTTTGTACCAACCTACTAACCAGTTCCATTCGTGTGATATTTCACCTACTTCAGAATCATCTAGCCAACTATATCTATGCAAGTATGCACCTGTAATACTTTCGTCATTAACTAAGTCTTGTGTAAGTTTTTTGTTGCTAGGATGTCCGCAATTTAGTAACATTACACTTGACCAGTTTTTACGTGGATAAACTGTTTGTGTTTGTCCATCCATCTTTGTGCCTTCTTTAGGTGTGTAATCGTGATGAGCACACATTACTGCATACTTATCATCTGCTTGGTCAAATAGTTCTTTGATATCTGTAAGCAGTATCATATCGCAATCCATAAATAATGCCCAACCATCAAAGTTACATAACTCTGGTATTAAGAAACGTGTAAATGTAAATTCGGTTGACGCAAGTTTGTCTACTGGACGAGTATAACGACCTTGTTCTCTTAATTCTTTTTGAATCAACGGAGTAACAGTTGCATTAGGCTGTTTGTTTAAAATGCTGTGCTTACACACTTGATATGCAATATCTTCTCTCGAATCGTATCCTACAAATACTTTCATTCTTCTCTCCGTTCTATATCTGATTCTTCTAGTATATCTCCAAACCATGTTTCGATAATCTTAACAGGCTTGTCTGTGTTATTATATGGACGATGCCATACTAACTTGCCTATATCATAACTTTGCTGCGGGTGTACATCACTGGTCTGTTTTATGTTATTCCAATCAGTATCAATAGTAACAGTACCTTGTACTACATGCCAATGTTCTGATCTATGATAATGTCGTTGATCTGACAAACTCTTTCCTGGCATTATCGTAAGTTCTTTTACTGCCCACCCTGGTCCTGTGTCTAACACTCTGTAAAATCCCCAAGGACGTTCTGTCTTAGGAGACTTCCAATCGCTTAGTATCCAACTGCTTGAATTCTTTTTATCGTTTCCGCCTATACCAAATAGAAATGCTATCTTACCTTCTTCGATAAGTTCCTTTGCAAACTCTACTTCTGGTGTGGTACCTTTTTGTCGATCTCCGCCGTTAGCAAATATTACATTTGCTTCTGGCTTTGCTTCGAAAACGTAGCGTATAGCATTTACAGCATGATTGTCACTGTCATCAAATGCAAATACATTATCTACACAAGACAATGCTTTTATAATACTACTGCGTTCAGACCATGGCATAAACGGTCTGCCTTTTTTACGAGTTAACCATTCATCTGAATTAACACCTACCCATAGTTCTTTTCCATGTCGAGATGCTGCTTCAAAATATGCTATATGACCTGAGTGAAGAGGATCGAACCCCCCTGTAACAATTACTATGTCCATACTAATAATTATCAGTAATGTTATAGTTTATTAATTAATCTGATTGTTCCAATAATCTTGTTTATTTTTAAATTTTATTAATTCTTTTCTTGGGCCTTTGCCTGTCCAAACAATTGATTTAGGTAAAATCATATCATAATCAGAATATTTTAAATCCATTTTATCAAAAATGCCTTGTTTAAATAATTCGTCTAATGCACGTTGATCATCAAACCATTGTAATCTTTTACCTGATAATAGTTGTCTTAACATATGTCTACTATGCTTATTTGCTTTGAATCCTACTGCACTTGCTAAGGGACCTTTTTTCATATTCTTTCGATGTGTAATCCAGCAGTTACTAAAGTCATTTTCAAATTGAGTTTCTGTAATTGATCTTACAAAGATACTATCAGCGTCTAACGATAGTACATTAGCATCTAATGGTAATACGCCAGCAAGAATAATAAATCTATGATTACTCCAATAATCCTTTTCTTTACCTTTATATTCTAACGGTGTTTCGCTATAAGTAATCTTTACATTATTTTTAAGGCACCAACTAAAGTCTGCACTCTGCATATCGTACACATGTACATGATAATTTAGAAACGGAGCATGATACTTTGCACTTTTAATAAGAGGTATTATGTGTTCTTGAAAGTATTTTGTATCTCCAGATGTGTAAAGATAGTTAGAGTGAGGCATCTTCCATACCTGCTACTCGTAGTTTAACTACGTTTGTAATCTGCCATTGCTTTTGATCAAGTGCTTTTAGCACACCTAACCATTTGTTACGCATAAGAGCAAACTCGTTGATAATCTTTTCATAATCAACGACATCTGCCTCGCCGTCAACGTATTTTTCTACGTCACGGCTAGACAGTGCCCGTTGATAGTTTTCTAGATATTTCTTAAAGAAAGAACTGCGTAGTCTACGTAGTTCAATATTTAAGTAGTTTAGAATTGCTTCTAGTTCTTGTAACTGATTAAAACGATGTTCAACTATACCAGGCATTTCAGACGCTGCACGTTCTACATTACCTTTTAGTTTTACTTCTAATTTTGCGTCTACAAGTTCTGTTTCAAAATATTGTATAGCAGCAGGGATCTGGTTAATATCCCTGCTAACTGCACTATACCAGCCCATCTAGTCTTCCCATTCGTTTAGGTCGTCATCTTCATCGTCTTCATCTGCTAAGTAGTATTGAATTGCTGCATCAAGACTTGACTCAACACCTAAACAATCTTTAAGTGTTATATCATCTACTCCATAGTCAGCAAGAAGATCTACGTACTTTTCGGCGGCTAGTTCGATTTGTTTCTTGTCTAAATATTCTTTAAACAAAGACCAAATATCTGCTATTTGTTCTTCATTCATTTTCGAGTTGCTCCTCATTTATACAGACTCCTCCTCACTTTCATCAATAAGGTCTGCGTCTGCTGTGTCGTTATTTAGCACAGGAGCAAGTTTTTCTGCGTATTGGTTCATAATCATATCAAGCTTGGCGCCAGTCCATGCCTTTCTATAATCAAGATGTTCTTCACCATTTACGTCAATATATTTTAAGCGATTGCCTTGCTTTTCTAGCAAGCCTTTCTTTTCAAACAATTCTACTAGTCCACTATAAGGATTCATACCTGTTTCATATGGAATCTTTACTTGTACACCTTCAAACGGTTTTGCATAACGAGTCTTCATAACTTTACAGCCTGCACGTATACCACGTACTTCTGAAATTTTGTTACCAGCCTCGTCTTCTTTTAGTTTCATCTTTTTCATTGCTACAACAATTGAAGATGCATAGATAAAGCCTTGTCCGCCACTAATCTTGTCATCTGGATCAAACATATCCTGTGATGCATAAGTGTGATTAGTACATACTAAGCCTACATTACAACTACCGATCATGTTAACAGTGTTACGAACAAGTGCGGTCAATTGCTTTGGCTTACGCCCCATATCGCCTTTCATATCACCTTTGTTAAACTGATCAATATCAGTAGGTGTTAGTAACATACCTAATGAGTCAACTACAAATAGTACCTTTGGACGATCTTCTTCTGCCATAGATTTATAGTCTGACATAAACGTACTAATAGTTTTAGCAACGTCATCAATCATACTCATGTTTAGTTTAAGTAGTTTTTCTTCTGATGTATCTACATCTAGTGCGTGTAGCCATGATTCGTCAAGTGCATTCTCTGAGTCAATTAGTACTACAAAGATGCCTTGTTCTTGTGCATGTTTTACAATATTACCTGCACAAAAGTAAGATTTACCTGCGCCTGATTCGCCTGCAAATACAGTTACCTTACCGAGCGGAACACCCTTGTGAAAGTCGCCGCTAATAAGATAGTTCAGTGCATATGAGCCTGTGCTAATCCAATCAGTTGGATCATTAAAGCCTGTACTCATGCCTGATATGCTTTTTGTTAAGTCCTTACGGAACTTACTAACATCAAATGATTTAGCCATAGTTACTCCTTATTAAGCCAAAGTGTAGGGGATTTCTCCCCCACATGATTTTATGATTGAGATTGTCTTGCACGAATCATTGCAAGAATGTCTTGTGCTCCGCCTGCAGGTTCAGCGGCTGCTGCTGGTGCTGCTTCTGCTGCTGCTTCTTCAGTTGACTTAAAAGGAATGTCATCCATGCGTGGGTCTGCTGCTGGAGCAGGGGCTGGCGCACTTTGACTTGTAGCAGTTGCTTGTGGTGATGCTGCTTTCATTGGATCGCCTGTACGTGCTTGCATACCTGCAGGACGGAAGAAGTTACTCCAACGATCTGCATCATATGCTTCACCGTCTACGGACGCCTCAAACATTTCTTGCATTACTTTTAATGCATTTGCATCTGGTTTTTTAGGAAGAAAATCGTTAAGATTAAACAGTCCATGTGTATTAACAGCCTGCATTTCAGCATCGCCTAATGGACGCTCTCTACGTGCCCATGTGCTTGTGCCGTAGTCTGCATAACCACCTTTTGATGTTTTGTTAAGGCGGAAGTCTACACCAGCAGTATAATCTGTTGGTAGTTCTTCCATGTCAGGATCCATAAGAGCTTGTTTAATAATTTGAAAAATTTGAGGACCGATAATAAAACGTCTAATTGGATTCTCAGGAGTAGTGTCCTCTGTTAGTGGATTATCAGTTACAAATCCTTGGAAGATATAAGAACGTTTCTTCCAATATTTACGACCCATATCTTCTAATGATGGATCTTTAAACCAACCACGTACTTCCTGTAGAATTGGACAGGAATCGCCGTACATTTCCATACACGGAACTTGTACTTGTACCGGACGTGAATCTGTCTCTCCTTTAATACCTTGGAACGGAAGTTTAATTACTAAACGTTCTTTCCAAAAGAAAGTGTTGTCAGCATCGCCATCAGGAAGGAAACGGAAAGTACAACTTTCGCCTTCTTTAATATTCCAAAATGGGTAAACGCTGTTATCACCGCCGCTGCTTGCTATATTACCGCCTGTGCGTGATTCTTGTTCTTTGAGCTTTGCTCTAATTTCTGCTAATGATGCCATAGTTGTGCCTCCTATAATGTTGCCTATGTCTTTGTTTAAGTTGTGTGCCTAAATGTGTAG